GCGCCCGCGGCCCCAGTGCTGCCCGTGGCGCCGGCCGGTCCGGTCACAGTTGACGCCGCGCCTGTGCTGCCCGTGCTTCCAGTCGGTCCCGTTACGGACGCTCCCGTCGGTCCCGTGATTGACGGAATCACAAAGGAGATCGTCTGCGACGGCGCGACGCCGGTGATCGTCACCGATGCCGAGACGCCCGTCGCAACAGCGCCGACAGAAAGGACGCTTGCCGGGGCCGTCGGCCCCGTGCTGCCCGTCGGCCCGTTGCTTAGATCCACAGGCCCGCTCGGCCAGCCTGCCAGCACCTTCGGGCCGTAAAGCAGTTTGTTCGAGGTGTCGATGAACAGGTCGCCGACGTTGCCGATGCCGCCTGTCGGCGCAGCGGTGCCGGCGAGCACCGGAGACCCACCCGTCGGGAGACTATAAAACGGCATTGCCTAGAGCCTCACGGGTAGTGCTTGCCGCCCACTTCGACCCAGAGGCCGCTGTAGCGCGTGTAATACTTGCCGTCGTCGGTGTCGAACCACGTCGCACCCTCGCTCGCGGTTGCCGGGGCCGTGCCGGTCACATACGCCTCGCCGGCGCCAGCCGGGCCCGTCGGACCCGCCGTCGATGGGCCCGTAGGGCCCGTGGCACCGACCCCGCCGAGGCTCGACACGAGGGCGCGTTTTGTCACGCCACCCTGGACGATCGGCACCAGGTCGGCACCGGTGACGCCGGTCGCGAGCGTGAGTTGGCTGATTTTCTTTGTCGCCATTTAGATCACCAGCAACTCGCCGGCCTCGGTTGTGAGTTGTTCGTTGTTCTCTGTCGTGATGGAGGTCACGC